CACGCCCAAGCATGGTGTCGATTGTGTCTTGGCTAACAACACCTGTAGCAAGCAACTCGTTAGGCGTAACTTTGTTTTCGTTGTACCAGTTTAATTTTTCTGCTTCCCCAAATTTATCTGGGTTGCCCCAGTCTTCTGGGATCATTGAAAAAAGATCACGCATGGCTTTAACCTATCACTGCGTCAAATCGTAGAAGGTCAAAGACCCGATGGCCGCACCGGAGGAGCCCGACAGCACCCGGATGCCCAGCGTATAGATATCGCTCGTGCCAGTCAAGGAGGAACCCAACTGGAGATCCCAGTTGTACGTCGCAGGCTGATTGATCGTCCCGCTGGACTGGTTGGTGGACTTCACGTACTGCAGGTCTACGATAGTGCCTACCGTCATGGCCGTGGCAGAAGTGTCCTGCTCCACGTTGGCATCGCTTGAGACCGCAGCCCAAGAGGCCGAGGTCAATCCCGTGCTGTTCTTTGCCAGGATAACCTCAAAGTCATCCCCCGACGAGGTCGGCATCACGTTAAATTTTACGGGCAGCACCACTGCGTTCAGCGCGGTGGAAGCCAGCCGGATGGATACCAGAGGAAGAAATGTCGTGCCAATTGAAGTCTTGGTCGTTGTCCTGCGAGCCACGTGCTCGATGGATGTCTGCTCGTACCCACCTTCTGAAACCACCGAGGAGCAAATTTGCTTTAGGGACGAAGCGCTAGCTGTCGTTGCGGTGTTTGTAATCTCATACCTAATCGGCAGAATGGCCGTGGTCATGTACACAGAAGTGATGTCGTTTGCATTCTCAAACGTGTGGCAGACGATGTACTGACCGTCAATGATGAACCCGCAGCGAACAGACCCAACACCAAGCCACTCAAAGTCCATCCACAAAATTTGTGCTTTGGTCAGATTCAGGGTAAGCCCGGAGTCTCCCGTCCCGTCAAGTTTGTCGCCGTTCCAGTTGTCCTGCGTCACGATCCGCGCATCACTGACAGATCCTGAGATGTAAGACCTCAGGACAAACGAGACAGTACTGTCGTTCTGTTGGAGGAACACGCCGTTCTGGGTTCCAAAGTACCCCACCCGCTGGCGAAGCCCCGTCTTGGCGGTGTTCATGACGAACGTAGCCAGCAGCAACAAACCTTTACCCGGTTGGTACGGCATGCACCTGTAAGACTGTCTTACAACCTGAGAACCACTGGAAGTGGTGACATCCATTCGCACTGACGATTCGTTGGGCAGGTACGTTGTTGAACCCCCAGTGGCCGTGCTGGTGTCAAACTGATTGTCAATAGCGTAGCGGTTTTGAGAGTCAAAAATGGTGTAGGGCTGACTTACACGCAAACGCCCGAACGCATCTACGTTTGTCCCGCCGATGGAGATTGGAACGGTTGCAGATGTGCTCACAAGTTGCCCCAGAAGTTGGTCAAGCTGGTTGAAGTACAGGCGCAGGATTGAGTTGAACTTGTCGAAGTACTTCTGGTCATACTCCTGCGAGGCTTGGGGTAGCGACGGGGCTACAAACCGCTTGATGACGTTGTAGATCAGCGCCATGATTAACTCTTACGGCCATCAGGCTTGAGGTCAATCCGGGGGGAGCCCAACTGCCATGTCACGCCCAGGTCTGTAGACGCAATTTTGATGGACATCTGCCGCCCGCGCACGCGGATGTTGACTTGGCCCGTGAACTCCTCCACCGGAACCGTTGCTGAGCGCACGATCGCGCCGTTGTCTGACCCGCCCAAGGATGCAGGGTTGTTGTACCCCGAGCCAGAGTTCTGCAAGGGCAGAAGCGTCAGCGTTGCGCTGGGGTTGTTCGCCGTAGATCCCCGGAACGTGATGTCAGGCAGCACCCGCCACACAAACGCAAAATTGTGCCCGTCGTCAATGTCAAATTCTGACGAGGTGATGTACGCCTCAAGCGGCACAGCGGTCCCTGTGGTGTTGTCGTCTACACCGGACTCATGGTACAGAAGCTGGTCACCGTAAGCCGCAATAGGTAAGTTGCTGATGATGCTCGCATCCATCCATGCGGTGCGGTCCATGTTTCCGTAATACCAAATTTTCTCCACGTAGTTGTAAACAACGTACCTGTCAGGAGACGCAGTATTGTTATCCGCAGAACAGTAGAACCACCACACCTCAGTGAACTGCTCTACGGTAGAAGCAAAGACTTGCTCTCTTTGGTTCTGGTTGAAATCACTGAAAACGTGTTCCCGCAAATCGCAGGGGAGTGTTTGCACCCGCCCGTCGTACACATAAAACTTGTCTTCACCCATCCAGTACAAAACACCTGACCCCGTGACCATCGCCCGGTCGCTCATCAACGTGACGTTATCGGCAAGGATCTGTGAGCCCCACACAATCGGGGGGCCGAGGTACTGAAGCGAATACAGAGCGATGTCTGTCCAGACCAAGATTTCTTGGCGAACCTGGGCAACGCCTACGATTTCAGACCCGTGAGATAGCGTGAGGCTTCCTGCTTGGTTGGTCGCTGCGGGCGTCCAATTGACCGCGCTTTCCTGATCTGACCACCGGATCAGCATCGGGTTCTGGGTAGCTGTACCGTAGTCATTGCACCCAAACGCCAGAACAAAACGCGAAGCATCAGACACAAGCATCAGCCGCTGCACCGTTGGTACGTCCGTCGCGCCGGTAAGTGAGGTCAGGTTTACACCACGGGTGGAAAGGCCAGAAGAATTGTCCCAGTAGTACAGCGGCCCGTCCGTGGGGCCGAAGATCAGGTCTTCACCAAAATTCTGCTGGTTCCACACGCGCAGGGACTCAAGCGATGTGCTCCCGATGCCCCACGTGCCACCACCCCAAGGCCCCGCGCCCCATCCAGACAAAGGTGTTTGAGTAGCTGGACCTACGTTGATTTGATAAGCGCCTACTACGGCTGCGCCGCCGTTACCTGAGTCTGACGCATTGGCTGTGGCGGTGGCGGTAAACGTGTATGTGTTAACCGTCAGTACAGTAATTTGATACTCTTTATTTAGGACAGCCGCTGTGATGTTCCCGCCTAGAGATACTGCACCGCTGAAAGTAACGAAGTCTCCAGTTATTGCCCCGTGAGTGGCATCCGTTACAGTAATTGTCGAAGAACCGTTTGTCGCGGCAAAAGTGATGGCTCCTGCGGCTGTGGTCTCTCTTATCGGCGTAATATCAAAGTACGCACTGCCGTACATGATGTAGAACTTGAGGTTCGTTCCGACACCCAGCAAAGACGCCCACGGCCACAGCGAACGTGCCGTACCCTCAAAGGTGTTTACGTTAGATACCTGACTCCAGCCACCAATTTTCTCTGGGGTGCCGTATCTAAAACGTATCTTATCGCATGTATACCACCCACCCTCCGTGGTATACCTAGTGTTCTCTTTATTGACGCCGGGCTTGAGTTGTATCTTCTTGAGTGGCATATTTACCCCAGCAAAGCAATCTCTGCGGCTCTGCGTTTTACGAGTCCAGGCAATACTTTGCCGCCGCCGCGTACCCACAGGGATAACTGTTCCTTGGCACCGTTCCAGTCTTGGGCATTAATTTTACGCCGTAGAGTAGAAGTTTGAAGCCGCCCAACACCAAGATTCATGCCAAAGTCAATAATTGCTGCCAATCTTCCGGGCGTTTCTGTAGTAAGAATCGGGCATTGACGCAAAACTCCTGGCAAAAAAACTTTTTCAAGTTTCCACTCAAGAAGAAACTTGGCACGCTCCAAAGTAATCGGACTGTCACTTTTTGACACAGGTTTACCGTCTTCGTAAAAAGTTGATCCAATTCCAATAGTCCAAATTCCGGCTGGACAGACGTAGGGCTTTAACACTACACCTTCAAAGGTTATACACAACTCTTTTGTGATCTGTAGCGCTTCTGCCCGTCTAGTACTTTGCTGAGCCATGCCTTCTTCTCCTCGCTTGACCAACGAAACCACGCATGACGTTTGCGGTCCATTGTGTCTTTTACATTGTCAGAGTCAGTGCCAGATCTTAAATGTAATGGGTTTACACATGATCTGTTGTCGCAGGAGTGAAGAACGTGCTTGCCTGAAATGTTTTCTCCTAACAACTCAAGTGCCAATCGGTGAGCCGTTTTAATTTTTCCTTGCACATTGAGTACGCCATAACCACTGTTGGCTATTGAACCTGTCCATGTCCAACAAGCCAGCGCGTCTGCTGGAGTGCGTACATAAGAAGACCAACGGCACTTAAGCGAACAATGTTTTTGAGAGTTTTGATCAGGCCTAGACCGCAAAAATGTTGTGCCGCAAAACTTGCATGTGTATTCAATGGACATGGTTTTCTCACAGCCCCCGCTTTGCCAAAGTGCGATCCATGAACCAGTAGTTCAGCGTGCCCCCCACCAGGGCGGCAAAGTCGGCAGTCATCATGGTGATGAAAACTTCCTTGGGTGATGCACCTGCGAGCCACGCATTCCAGGCAAACCAGACATGAATGAAGCTCCACAAGCCCAGAATCCAGTAGGTGACCACCGGACGCACCGAGGCGGACAAAGAAGCAACCCAGCCGCCTGCAACTTTGACCATCTCGGTCTGCTGGTCCAGCGCGGACTTGAACGCATCCAACACGCCGACATCCACAGCCATACCGTGCTGAGCGCCGATCTCCTGCAACTTCTGCGCCCCGCGCATCTGCTCCAGTTGGCACTGCTGCTCAAACATCTTGAGTTCGTGCAGGCGTTCGTTCTTGCGGTCCAAGAACTTCAGCACCTCCGGGGCAAGCCGGAACAAGCCCCCAAAGATTGAGCCCAGCAGGCCCCCGCCAAGGATGTCAAGCATGATGTCAGTCGCTCAGGCCAGCGGGCTCGGGTGCCGTGATCTGCGCTTCAGCTTGCGCCTTGACCTTCATGAACACAGGGTACGCGGCGTCCAGCGGCAGCTTGCCCAGGCCAGCGAGCAGCACGTTCATGTCGTTGATGGACAGATCGTTGAGAGTGATCTTGGGTTCGTTCATGGTTTGCTCCAAGGAGTTCCAGAGGCGGTTGAGGGGTTGACTTGAGCGTCAATTTGCCCTTGCACTACGGCCTCGTACGCAGCGACTTGGTTCGGACCCATCTCGTCCTTGACCCACCGCACCACTTCTGGTTCGGTCAGGTCTTCGTAAGGGATGAAGCCGGGATCTGAAGGAAGTTTGGCCGAAAAACTGATCGTGCCGTAGGTGGATGCAGAAAACCCGTCTTGGGTGTCGGACACACGCCAGTGGGCGGTGAAGACCCAGCCGTCAGGCAGGGTGCGGTCCAGGCTTGAGATTTGCCAGTTCATGGTTGTCCTTTCAGAGTTGCGAGTTCCGCCTTGACGGAATCAAGTTCGGCTTTGAGTTCCTGCACACACTTCATCAGCGCATATTGCAGGTCGGTCTGGTAGATGCTCAGGCGCTGCTTTGGTTCTTCTGCCGTGCCCCAGTTGGATTCCATGACCAACTCAGGCGCAACTGCTTGAACGTCCTGCGCAACCACACCCAGCGTCAAGCCGGGATCATCTTCCGATTGGTCTATGTAGTTGAAAGTCTGCACCGGGATGGCACAGATGGTGTCGAGGTAGGACTTAGCAGGTGAAAAGTTAGTTTTCTCGCGGCGGTCAGAGAGGTTGACGTTGTTGGCGCTGTAGTTAGCGATGCCGCCGTTTGAACGGATGGTTGCGCGTTGAGCAGTGCTGTCTTCGCAATACAGGAAGTACTGTGTTGCGTTGTTTGGACTCGCCGCTGAAAAGTCAATATACGCACCGTTAGGGGCGGAGGCATTGCTGTTGGTAAAAAATGCCAGTGCTGAAGTTGTGTCTTTATCTACAGTCAGCCTGTACAGAGGGTTGGTGTTACCAATCCCAAAATCACCCCCGCTCGTGATGCGGGCGCGTTCGGTGGCACCACCAGAAGCAAACAGCAACGCCCCTTCTGCGCGAACGGCGGATTCGGTCGCCCCGCCGCCAGTAATCAATAGACTTGCATCTCCTGCAAACAGCGTGCTGCTTGTACCTTCAAGTCTGGCATAACCAGACGTAGCGCCTTTGATTTGCAGCGCAGCGTTTCCTGATGCAGAAGTGACGCCAACCAAAAGCCGACCACTCGCATCCAGCGTCATCGCCGTGCGGTTCAACGTCCCAGTGCTGTTAGCTTGGTAGAACTGAATCGCACCGTAGGTGCTTGCATCAGCGCCCCAAGACCCAAGCATCACAGTAGATGAGCCTTGGTAGGCCAGAATGCCGCCCGTGGTGTTTGCAGCAACCGCACCTGTTGCGCGGATAGCCCCAGCTACTTGCAGTTTTTCTCCCGGCGAACTCGTCCCAATCCCGAGGTTGCCGGAGGTGCTAAATGTTGCAACGAGAGCGCCACTGTTTGTTATTGCAACAGGGTAAGAATTCAAGGAGCCAAAATAAGCAGTGTTATTTGGAATTCCTTGCGCGTTTGTAACGCCAGAATTATTGAACCCCATCACGGTGTTATTTACACCTGTAGTCGTCAACAAAAGTTGTGTATCTTGCCCAGAAGCATTTTGAACGACAAGCGGGATATTCGTAGATGCAGAAGGGTTACCGCCAACTCCAACATTTCCAAGAAGTTTAGACGTTCCATTTACATCTAATTTGTAAGCTGGCGAACTCGTCCCAATCCCCAGCCCGGTGCTGGTGAGGCGCATTTGTTCGGTGCCGCCTCCATTCGCCGTAAACGCAATGGGTGAAAATGCACCTGCGGAAATGCCTGACTGGACGTAAGTTACGCCGCCCGTTGACAACAAACGCAGGGCAACATTGCTTGCCGCCGTATCGTTCAGTGTCAAGATTGGCGTGTCCCGGGCGTTTGTCAGTGTTTGCCCATCAAACGTCAGCGCACTCCCCGTGGTCAGCGCACTTGTGCTGCTTGCGTAGACAACCCCACCGGAGGTGAAGCTCGTCAGTCCCGTGCCGCCGTTCGTCGTAGCCAATGTGCCTGCAAGCGTTACCGCGCCCGTCGTGGCAGTGTTAGGTGTAAACCCGGTGGAACCTGCGCTGAAGGATGCAACCGTACCTGCTGTTGTAGCCAAGGTGCCGCTGGTTGGGAACGTGACGTTCGTCGCCCCCGTGGTCGTCATCGTCAGGGAATTGGCCCCCGATGTGGCAAGCGTAGAGCCGTTAGCCAGCGACAGCGTACCCGTGGTGCTGCTGACCGTCAGACCGTTGACAGAAGTTGCCGTAGCCGCTCCAAGGACCGGAGTCACCAGCGTCGGGCT